TTTAAGGAAATATCATGGCTCTCCCTAATGGCGCAGGTGGTTACCAAGTCGGTGACGGCAACCTGAATGAAGTTATTCTCGGCTACCAGGCCGCTCCTCAGTCTGTTACCGCTACAGCAACCCTGACCGCCGCTCAAGTCGCCTCTGGCGTCCTGTTGGTTGGTTCTGGTGCTACCGCTGCTCAGACGTACACGCTGCCCACCGGGGCGTCGCTAGACGCTCTAGTGACCAGCGCCAAAGTTAACAGCACGTTTGAACTCGTGTTGGTGAACTTGGGTACGTCGTCTGGCACAGCAACCTTGGCAGTTGGTACTGGCGTGTCTGATGGCGGCAATGCTCTTGTGGCAGTTGCTGTTACGGCCAGCGGTCGGTTCCTGTTCCGTCGCACCGGCGACTCGACTTACGTCGTTTACCGCGTCTAAGTCTAAGGGGGAGGGCCACAAGCTCTCCCCTTTTTTAAGGAATTACCATGCCTAATACGCAAGCAGTAGGGGTTGCATATAGCGATCCAGAATTCACGACCTGCTACGCAAGCCAAGAGATTGGTTACAGCGCGGGCGCTCAAGGTGCGGTTACGCAAGCAACCGACAAATCAACGGCAGTCACATTGAACAAGTCGGCTGGCCGGATTACCATGAACAACGCGGCTTTGGCTGGGTCTACTGCGGTTTCATTTACGTTGAACAACAGCCTGATTTCCACCAATGACGTAATTACTGTGTGTATTTCTAGTGTTACCACTGGTAGTAGCGCTGGGGTATATACCAGTTATGTTTCCAATATGTCCGCTGGTTCTGCTTCAATCACGTTGCGTAATTTGAGCGCAACTTCATACTCTGAAGCAATTATCATCAATTTCTGCATCATTCACGGCGCAAGCTAACAGGCGGGGCTTCGGCCCCTCCTACTGAGGTTTACGATGGCAACATATTCGGCTGGTGAGCAGATCAACCGCGCCCTGCGACTGTTGGGTGTACTGGCAGAAGGTGAAACGTCATCGGCTTCGGTGATGCAAGATTCATTGATGGCAATGAATCAGATGATTGATTCATGGAACACCGAGCGCCTATCGGTGTACAACACGCAAGACCAGACATATCTTTGGACGCCCGGTCTGATTACACAAACGCTCGGACCGTCTGGCGACTTTGTGGGCAATCGCCCAATCCTGTTAGACGATGCAACATACTTCCGCGACCCGTCAACAAACGTGTCGTATGGCATCAAGTTCATCAACCAGCAGCAGTATGACGGCATCGCGGTCAAGACCGTGACATCCACGTATCCACAGGTGATGTGGATCAACATGGAATACCCCAACATTACGATGACGATCTACCCCAAGCCCACGCGGGTTTTGGAGTGGCACTTCATTAGTGTTGAAGAGCTTTCCTCGCCAGCTACGCTGGCAACAATTATGGCTTTCCCGCCGGGTTACCTGCGTGCGTTTACCTACAACTTGGCGATGGAGATCGCGCCTGAGTTTGGCGTGGAACCATCAGAGCAGGTCAAGCGCATCGCCATGACCAGCAAACGCAACCTCAAGCGTATTAACAATCCTGACGATGTGATGGCGATGCCGTACTCGCTGGTTGCGACTCGCCAGCGGTTCAACGTCTACGCTGGTAATTACTGATGCAAACGCCGATTTTGGGATCGGCGTATGTTGCTCGGAGCATCAATGCTGCCGACAACAGAATGGTCAATCTCTTTCCTGAGATTGTTCCCGAAGCCGGCAAGAACCCTGCGTTTTTGAATCGAGCTCCAGGGCTACGATTGCTGACCATCGCCGGTCAAGGCCCAGTCCGAGGGCTATGGACATACGGTGGGGTTGCTTACATCGTAAGCGGTGACAAACTTTACTCAATGGCCGGATTTGGTACGCCGGTACTTATTGGTACAGTTTCCGGTACAGGTCCGGTTAGCATGGTGGACAACGGCACGCAGTTGTTCATTGCTTGTGGCGGGCCAAGCTACATCTACAACAATAGCACGGGCGCGTTTGGGCTAATTACCGATCCAGATTTTCCCGGCGCGTTAACCGTTGGTTACCTTGACGGATACTTTGTATTCATTGAACCAAACAGCCAGAAAGTATGGGTAACAACGCTGCTGGATGGTACTTCAATTGAACCGCTGGATTTTGCCAGCGCCGAAGGTAGCCCAGACAATTTGGTTAGCATGATTGTTGACCACCGCGAAGCCTGGTTGTTTGGGACTAACTCGGTTGAAGTTTTTTACGATGCTGGCAATGCAGACTTCCCGCTACAACGCATCCAAGGCGCGTATAACGAGATTGGTTGCGCTGCAACATTCTCGGTTGCCAAGTTGGACAACGGTTTGTTTTGGCTTGGCTCAGACGCTCGCGGACAAGGTATTGTCTACCGCTCGCAAGGCTACTCGGGCCAGCGGATCAGCACCCATGCGATTGAGTACGCGATTGCTCAGTACGGCAACATTAGCGATGCGATTGCTTACACGTACCAGCAGGAAGGTCACTCTTTCTACGTGCTGACGTTCCCGTCTGCTGACAAGACTTGGGTGTACGATGTATCTACACAAGCGTGGCACGAGCGGGCTGGCTTTGACAACGGCAACTTTACGCGGCATCGCAGCAACTGCCAGATGGCATACAACAGCGAGATTGTTGTTGGCGATTATGCTAATGGCAATCTGTACGCTTTTGACCTAGACGTTTACGCTGACAACGGTAGCGCCCAAAAATGGTTGCGCTCTTGGCGGGCGTTGCCAACGGGTCAGAATAACCTAAACCGTACAGCACACCATAGCCTACAACTAGACTGCGAGTCTGGTGTTGGGTTAAGCGGTCCAGAATATAGCGACCCAACGTATCTGATAACCGAAAGCGGTTTTTTTCTGACGACTGAATCTGGTGATTTCCTGATTTCTTATGAGGGTAGCGCCACAGTAGGGGTTGATCCAAAGGCAATGCTGCGTTGGTCAGACGATGGAGGTCATACTTGGTCAAACGAACATTGGTCACCAATTGGCAAGATCGGCATCTACCAACAGCGAGTGTTCTGGCGTCGCCTTGGTATGACGCTCAAACTGCGTGATCGAGTCTATGAAGTGTCCGGCACAGATCCGGTCAAGATTGCCATCATGGGCGCTGAACTGCATCTTAGCGGGACGAATGCGTAATGGCAGTTACCAATAACACCACCACAATTCCATCGTCGCGGGTTCCGTTGACGGATGACCGCACGGGTTTGATTGCGCGTGAGTGGTATCGCTATCTCAACAATCAATACACCAAGACCAGTCAGAACGCCAACGCGGTAACCCCCGGTGACTATGGTGCGGTTGGTGACGGTGCGGTTGACGATTCAGCCAGCATTCAAGCCGCGCTTGATTCTGGCTATGACGTTTACCTGCCGCCCGGACGGGTTTATGCGATTGGCACAACGCTTACGATGTCCACGCCTAACCAGTCGTTTGGAGGGCCGGGTGTTCTGCGTATCGTTGGGGCAATCAATGGCGTTGAACTAATTTCGCCAACGTCTACAATTGTGACCGGCATCCAGTTGGACCTGACGTTTGACTCGCCAGCCCAAACCGCTGGTTGGGCGGTTTACGTCAATAATAGTAGCCGCATTAAAATTAGTAAATTAAACATCATTGACGGATACGGCGGTCTGTATGTTCAAGTAGCTAATTGGGTAGTGGTTGACTGGATGTGGGCTTCTCTTAGAGGGCCGGGAATAAAATGGTACGGAGACTCAACGCATCGGTCTGACGTTTTAAATCTTGGGTTTGTTGTAGTTGACCCGGGCGAAGGCCAGTACGGAATGGATTGGGATGGCAATTGCCATAGCCTAAATGTTCTTGAATTAGGGATTGTTTGCGGGGGTGGCGGCGGAAAAGGCATGATTATCAGAAATACTTCTGGGTCACCTTTCCCGTACATCCCCGCAATTGGCCGAATCGCACACATTGAAATTGATTATGCAGCAAGCCACGGCGTAGAAATCCAAGCAGGATTAGATTACGACTTTTGCATTCCTTATGTTTTGGGTTGTGGAACATGGCCCGGATATTCTGGGGTTTATGATGGGTTTCATATTGCCAACGGGATCAATGCTTATGAAGTTCGTATTACTGGGGGCAAATCAGTAGCCAACACAGGTTACGGAATCAACAACCTTGGCGGTGTTATTTTATACTCTGGGAACACCGCTTTATATTCAAATTCATTAGGTGAAATTAACGGTGATGTTTGGACAAAATCACCAAGATATGTAATTGATGACTATTTTTATTCTACTGTAATAAGCGACACTCCATACATAACTTTTGCGGAAAACGATTTTCTTTCGTACAACCGAGCGGCTAATCAATTAAATCTTCAGATTGGCGGTAGCGGAACGGTTACGTTTTCAAGTGCTGCAACGCAATCATATGTGCCGGTCTACGCAACTGGATTGCGCCTTCTTGGTTCAACATCTGGATACACGGGGTTTGTTCCAGACGCTTCTGGCCCAGCGGTAACGTACAAACTTCCAACTACGGTTGGAACGTCTAACCAAGTTCTTAGCACCGATGGGTCTAATAATTTGGTTTGGGCGACCGTTAGCGGTGGTGGCGGCGTTACTAGCGTCGGTGTTACATCTCCGGTTGTTAACACCGGAACGTCTACCGCGCCTGTAATTGGTGTTAACGCAACTAGCGCCAACACGCCTTTGTATCTTGTGCAGCGCAACGGGGCTGGTGATTTTGCAGGAAATTACATTACTGGAGTTGGGTTCTACGCTGATGCAACTTATTATATGCAGATGGCGGGCGCTAACCCGACTCTGGTGTTTGACACTAATGACTATCTATCTTACGACAGAACAAATAACGCTTATAACTTTCAGATCGCTGGTAGCGGAATATTTAGCTTGTCTGTCACGGCTACTCAAACATATAAACCGTTGCGCCTTATGGGTTCAACGTCTGGATACGTTGGGTTTACCGTACCGGCATCTGCTGGCAGCACGACGTATACACTACCTAACGCAGACGGTACTGTTAACCAAGTTCTTAGCACCAACGGCGCTGGAACATTAAGTTGGGCGACGGTTAGTGGTGGTGGTGGTGTTAGTAGCGTAGGTGTTACCGCGCCAGTTATCAATACTGGTTCATCTTCAGCACCAGTAATAGCGGTGAACGCATCTAGCGCCAATACCGCAAGTTATCTTGTTCAGCGTGATGGATCTGGCGACTTTAGTTCGCGCTACATCACCGCAACTGGGTTTTACGCTGATGCAACTTACTATATGCAAATAGTAAGTGCTAATCCAGCTTTAGTGTTTGACACTAATGATTTTTTGTCTTACGATAGGGCAAACAACGCTTATAATTTTCAAATTGCGGGTAACGGCATTTTCAGTATGTCGGCTACCGCAATACAAGCGTATAAACCAGTTCGCATTCTTGGATCTTCCTCTGGTTATGTTGGGTTGACTGTGCCCGCAGCGGCGGGTAGCACAACTTATACGTTGCCAAGTTCTGATGGCAGTAACGGTCAGTTTCTCAAAACTGATGGCTCTGGAGGTCTTACCTGGGCGAGCGGCAACGCAGGAACAGTTACAAGTGTTGGTGCTGTTGCACCTCTTAACGCATCTGGGACAAGTGTTGTAACTATTAGTTTGCCGCAAGCAAGTAGCGTAGCCAGCGGGTACTTGACGGCAACCGACTGGAACACGTTTAACAATAAAGGAACAGGGACGGTTACTTCTGTAACTGCAACAGGTCCAATTTCGTCTTCTGGCGGTACGACGCCAAATATAACAATTTCTCAAGCCACTTCGTCAACTAACGGCTATCTCAGTTCTACTGACTGGAACACGTTTAACAACAAGCAAGCCGCAGGAACATACGTTACAAGTGTCGGCGCTACAGGCCCAGTAGTTTCGTCTGGCGGTACAACTCCCACCATCTCGGTTAATGCCGCTAGTGCTAACACCGCAAACTATCTTGTTCAACGAGATGCTAATGGAGATTTTGCAGGGCGCTACATTACTGCAACTCAGTTTGTTGCTGGAGCTAACTACTATATAGGTTTGTCAGGAGCGGATGCAACTATAGCTTTTGATGCAACTGACTACTTATCATACGACCGCACAAACAATCAATATAACTTTCAGATTGGTGGCAGCGGTGTCCTTGCGTCAAACGCTACCGCGCTTCAATCTTTCAAACCAATCCGCATCCAAGGATCAACATCCGGATACGTTGGTTTTGCTGCACAAGCAGTGGCTGGAGGCACTACTTATACATGGCCTTCTTCCCCGGTTAATGATTATTTCCTTAAAACCGACGGGTCTGGCAACCTTTCGTGGGCTGCGGCTTCGGGGGCGGTTGCCAGTGTTACGGCAACAGGCCCGGTTTTCTCTTCTGGTGGTACAACGCCAAACATAACAATTTCTCAAGCCAATTCGTCAACTAATGGCTATCTAAGTTCTACTGATTGGAACACGTTTAACAACAAGCAAGCCGCAGGAACTTACGTTACAAGTGTCGGTGCTACAGGCCCAGTAGTTTCATCTGGAGGCACAGCACCAACCATATCTGTTAACGCCGCTAGTGCTAACACCGCAAACTATCTTGTTCAACGCGATGCCAGTGGAGACTTTACAGCCGGGACGATTAGCGCAACTCAATACACGGTTGGCGCTAACTATTATTTGACTTTTTCTGGTTCAAACCCACTTCAAGCATGGTCAGCAACAAGCTATTTTTCCTATGATCGTACAAACAATCAACTTAATGCTGTTATTTCAGGAAACGGAGTTCTTGGTTTAACCGCAACCTCTGTTCAATCATATAAGCCGTTACAGCTTTGGGGAGCATCCTCTGGGTATGTTGGATTTGCCGCTCAAGCAACTGCCGGTAGTACAACGTACACTTGGCCTTCCGCTCCGACTAACGGCTATTACCTGCAAACAGATGGGTCTGGGAATTTGTCTTGGGCCGCTGGAGGTAGTGGCGCGGCGGCAGCAACACCTACAACTTTAGGTACGGTGTATGGTCGAACCCCATCAATAGTGGACAGAAATTCGACGGCACTAGGGTATCAAGCAGGTGCGGTCAACGCCCCAACTGGCGGTTTGTATGTAACAGCAATTGGCTATCAAGCAATACAAGTTGGAACGGGTAGTTACAATACAGCAGTTGGTTTTAGGGCATTAGGTTCTGTAACAGCAGGGGACCAAAACACTGCGGTTGGTTATTATGCCGGTGAACAATTTACTGACCCCGGTGTCGGGCTAGTTGGGGGGAACACTTTTGTAGGTTACCTTTGTGGCGGGGCTGTTACCACTGCACAAACCAACACATTTGTTGGGCGTGGGGCTGGTTACGCAATAACAACCGGTAATGGTAATACTGGTATTGGTAGTTTGACGCTAGCGACCGCCGCTAGTACCACAACAAATTCAACTGCTTTAGGGAAAGACGCAGACGTAACAGGAAGCAATCAAATCCAACTTGGTAGTGGCTCAACTACTTGTTACACCAATGGTGCTGTTCAGAACCGCTCAGACATTCGTGATAAAGCAGAAGTTCGTGACACTCAACTTGGCCTTGGGTTTATCAATGCTTTACGCCCAGTCGATTATAAATGGGATATGCGGGAAGACTACAGGCCCCCAGTGCCTGAAGACATCAGTGACCAAGAAGCGATGGCGGCATGGCGCGAAGCTTCTAAAATATCCGCACTAACTCATGACGGCAGCAAGAAACGCACTCGATTCCATCACGGGTTGATCGCCCAAGAGGTTAAGGCTGTTCTTGACGCACAAGGGATTGACTTCGGTGGGTATCAAGACCATAGCGTTAAGGGCGGTGAAGACGTTCTGTCGATTGGCTACGACGAACTCATCGCCCCGCTCATCAAAGCAGTTCAAGAGTTGACCGCTCGCGTGAAAAAACTAGAAGCCAAAAATGGCTAAGAACTGGATTCAAAGAGTAATAGCTTACGTCCTTTCCCTGCGTATAATACAACCGTCTTCGACGAAACCAGTTGGAAAACTTGATATGACAACTTACATCTCGCCGCAACCAAAGCTGCAATTTCTGGACAACAACGGTGTGCCGTTGTCGGGCGGTAAGGTTTACACCTACACAGCCGGAACCACCACGCCGCTCACGACCTACACGGACTACACCGGCAACACGGCAAATTCCAACCCAGTCATTTTGGACAGTCGCGGTGAATGCAGCATCTGGTTAGGTACGTCTTCGTACAAGTTCAAACTCGCCACATCCACGGACGTTGAAGTATGGACCGTTGACAACATTTCGGTCCTGACCAGTTCAGCCAACATTACCTACGTTGAATCCGGTACTGGTGCAGTAACCCAGACGGTGCAAAGCAAACTGCGTTTGGGTTGCGTTTACCCAGAAGACTTTGGCGCTGCTGGCGACGGTACAACCAACGACACCACCGCGCTACAGAACGCGATCAATACTGGCCGCGACGTATATTTTGCGGCTGGCAAAACCTACTTGCACACCATCGCGCTATCAATTACCACAAACAACCAATGGTTGGGTGGCCCCGGTTATCTTAAAACCTCGGGGGCAATCAATGGTGTCAACCTTGGCGGGTCAAGCAAAGGCGTTAAATTATCGCTCAACTTCAACTCGCCGGGGCAGACTTCAGGCTACGCTATCTACATCAGCAACGCAGATCGAGTAACGATTGAGCGTCTGTATATGTATGACGCTTTTGGTGGTTTGTATGTTGAGCAAGCTAATGTAGTTGAAGTGCAATGGATGTGGGGCATCATTCGCGGCCCGGGCATCAAGTGGTACGGCGACGCCGCCAAACGGTCGGACATTCTTGCCCTTAATTTTTGTGTGCTTCGCCCCGGTACTGGCTACTATGGTTTTGAATGGGACGGAAATTGTCATAGTTTGAGTACAAACCGTTTAGATATTGTTTGCGCTACCGAAAGTAGCGGAATAATTACAAGAACTTCATACGGAGCGGTGATCCAAAACACGGTTGGTGGGTACAAGTCAGTAACAAGCGGAACAATTGCCGGTACAACTTTAACGCTTACAACTTCTCCAACTAACCCGATTGTGGTCGGAATGTTAGTTTACGGAACCGGCGTAACTTCTGGCACTACTATCGCAAGTGTAATAAATTCAACAACTTACACCGTTTCTGTCAGCCAATCTGTTGCAACTACTCCGATCACAACCCAACCAGCGTTTTTCCCGGCGATTGGTAGATTCAACCAACTGGCGGTTGACTATTCGTTGGGTGCGGCTATTCAAGTTAAATGTGGTGTGGACTATGATTTTGTAGGGACGTATGTCACAGGTGCAGTCAGCGATGGAATGTACGTTGATCCAAGTATTGACAGTTACAACGTGCGCGTGACGGGCGGCAAACTGATCGCTAACGGAGGTTATGGGATCAACAACACGACCGCTGGTCCCTTGTTGATGTCAGGCAACGTATGTTTAACTGACAACACCAGCGGCGTTAGCAACGGGGCTGTTTGGAATCTTGCGCCTCGTCAAGCGGTTGATGACTATTTCTATATGAACCTTGGCGGCGACAAGACGCTTGCCAACGGCACATCGCAGATCAATTTTTACCCCAACGATTACATCGTACACAATCGAACGTCGCCAAGGAAATTGCGGTTCTACATCGGCGGCGTTGAGGTATTTGATATCGGTGCGGATTCTGTTGACTCGCTTATCCCGTTCAAACTCAAGACCTACACCGTTGCTACGTTGCCAGCCAGCCCCGTCAAGGGATGGGTTGCTATGGTAACGGACGCTACCGCTACGACGTTCGCTAGCACCGTTGTTGGTGGCGGTAGCAATAACGTACCCGTATACTATGATGGTACGAACTGGAAGATTGGATGAGCAATCTTGCCAACATAGTCCCATCGCGGGAGCAGATTGAGCAACTACAGGCCGAAATGGTCAAGATGCCTCAAGCCAATCTGCAAACTGAGCATTATTTCTCAGAAGCTGGGATGTATTGCAGGAAGGTTTTTCGTCCTGCTGGCACGTTGATTGTAGGAAAAGTTCACAAGCACCATCATTTGTTTTTGTGCGCGATGGGTGAAATAATTGCGTGGACCGAAAACGGGATGAAGCGTCTGCAAGCTGGCGATGTTGTTGAATCTAAGCCAGGGACCAAGCGCGTAACGCTGGCCGTGACTGATGCGATTGGCGTTACTATTCACCGTACAGACAAAACCGATCTTGATGAGATTGAAGCAGAACTTGTTGAGCCTGACAACACGGCGTTGTTTGACTCTAGTAATTTATTGAAAATCGCAGGAGAAATGAAAGCCCTGCAAGGAGAACTGCAATGACTTGGGTTGCAACGGCAATTGTTGGAAGTGCGCTTATTGGGGGATATGCCTCAAATCGAGCGGCAAGCACACAAGCACAAGCCGCCCAACAGGGCATTGATGCCCAACAACAAATGTTCAACAAACAAGTTGAACTGCAAGAACCGTTCCGGCAAGCAGGCATTGGAGCGCTTAACAAACTGATTCCACTTAGTGATTACACCAAATTTGGAATGGATCAGTTTCAGCAAGACCCAGGTTACGCTTTCAGATTGTCAGAAGGAATGAAAGCGCTTGACCGTACTGCTGCCGCTCGCGGCGGTCTGTTGTCTGGCGCTACACTTAAAGGTGCTTCGCGTTACGGTCAAGATCTTGCTTCGCAAGAATATCAAAACGCTTTTAACCGATACCAGATTGAACGCAACGCTCAACTAAATCCATTGCAATCATTGGCTGGTGTTGGGCAGACCGCTACCAACACGTTGACTGGAACCGCTGGGCAAATGGGGCAAAATCTTGCCACTGGTTATGGAAACATAGCCAATGCTCGCGCATCTGGTTACGTTGGTGGAACCAACGCACTTACATCTGCGCTTGGCACTGGTTTGAACTATATGCAAAATCAAGCATTAATCAATCGTTTGCCTTCAAGCAATTCTGTTGGTTATGGTGGGTCTCCTTATGGTTCTATGGCAAATACGGGAAATCCTTCTCTTGGCTACGACTGGGGTTAATCATGGCAATTGACTCATCTATTGCACTTGGCGTCCGGCCTCTGCAACTTGAAAATCCGTTGGCGATGTACAGCACGGTTGCTGGCATCCAAAACGCGCAGAACCAAAACGCATTGGCTCAGTACACTCTTGCCGCAGCACGACGCGGAGAAGAAACAGAAAACGCGCTTAACAAAGCATACATGGAAGCGTACAACCCGCAAACAGGCCAGATTGATTTGCCTACATTGCGCGGAAAAATTGCTACTGCTGGTGTTGGGTCAAAGCTTCTTGCAATTGAGAAGCAACTTGCCGAAGTTGAGAAAGAGCAACTTGCCCGTAAAGAACAACTTGGAAAAGTCGTCAACCAAAGGTTTGACCAATCAAAAGCATTGTTGGCAAACGTCAGAACGCCAGAAGAATACATTGCATGGCATGAAGCCAACCATGCTGATCCCGTTTTGGGAGAATATTTGAAAAGCCGAGGCGTGACCGCTGAACAGTCTCGCGCCCAAATTATGGCTGAACTTGCCCAGCCAGGAGGGTTCCAGCGTTTGGTTACGCGAAGCGCAACTGCGTTGGACAAGATGCCTGAGTTGTTGCGTTCTGAACAAGAACAAGCGGTCCTTGGTGGTCGCACACCAACCCAACCAATGGCTGCGCCAGCTACTAATGCTCTGGCCCCTATTGCGCCGCAAGCACAACCAGTCGCCAACGCAATGGTTGCGCCTCCGCAAACTTCTGCCGTTCCTACACCGGCTGTTACGGCCATGCCCGCAACGTCTGGATTGCAAGGGGAACTAAACGCGGTCAATGACGAAATTGCAAGACTTCAAGGTTCTGGTTCCGCTGGACTTTCTGGTGTTCAAGCAAGAATTAAGGCTCTTGAAGAACAGAAAGGACGGTTGTTTACGGCTATTACTCAAGAAAAGAATGCGGCAACTGCTGCCGAACGGTTAGCGTTTGAACGTCAAACAGCGGCAGATTTCAAAAGCACCCCTGCTGGTGTTGTCAGGATTGATAAAATTACTGGCAAAACGGAAATTGTTAAAGATGCTAACGGCAGGCCAGTCATGGACGTTTCTGCCGCTCAAGCAGCAGAAACTGCTAGATCTAATCTTGAACAAGAAAGAATTGCTAGATTTAACGCAAAACTTGCGTCTGATCGGCAAAAGCTTGAACAATGGAAAGTTGACAATCCAGAAAAAGAAATCAAAGAAGCTGACGGGGTTTTCGTTGCGGTTGACAAGCGTTCTGGCAAAGCAACTCCTATTACTGTTGGCGGCAAACCGTTGGAATCCGGCAAGCCTCTTAATGAAGCTCAAGGTAATTCTGTTGCCTATGGCATACGAATGAAAGAAGCAAATTCCGTACTTGAAGATCTTGCTAAGGCTGGAGTTGACAAATCTGCCGTTGGCGCTGGCGCTCCGTATGGCATAGGAACAGCGGTCAACCTTTTGACTGCAAGTCCAGAACAACAGCAAGTTCAACAGGCAAAAAATAATTTTATCACCGCAATCCTTCGCAAAGAATCCGGCGCGGCGATTGGTCAAGATGAATTTGCAAGGGAAGATCAAAAATATTTCCCGCAACGCGGCGACAGCGATGCCGTTTTGGCTCAAAAGAAACAAGCTAGGCAGACTGCCATCCGAGCAATGGAAATCCAAGCTGGCCCAGGCGCTAAAGAAATTAAAAACTTTGAGCCTCGTGGGCAGTCAACAACAAAATCTAACCCCGCTGTAGACGATCTTGTTAAAAAATACGGTGGATAATGGCTACCATTGAACAACTTGGTAAAGCGTTAGTAAACGCTGACGCTGCGGGGGACGTTGAAGCGGCAAAAATGCTGGCCGCTGAAATTAAACGGATGCGCGTACCTAGTGCCGCCGACATCCCCAGCGCAGTGCCGCAGCCAAAATATCAAGAACCATCTATGGCAGATCGGTTGCTTGGCATTCCAGAAGCAGCGTTGTCTACGATAACAGGTGCGGTTGCAATGCCTGTTGGGGCAATTGCTGGCATCTTGGGCGGCAGGTTAGGTCAAGGCCCAAACGTCAAGGCAATGGAAAGCGTGATGGAAGCGGGGACATATGTGCCACGCACCGAAAGCGGTCAGGAATATCTTCGTTCTTTGGGCCAACTAACTTCTGGCATTCCTGCGTTTATACCCGCTGTTGGTCAGGCAGGACAGGTTGCACAAGGCGTAAACGCTCTTGCCGCTCGATCTGCACCAGCAGCACAACGTGTAGCTCAAACTGTACAAAACGCTTTGGTACGGGCGCCAGAACCACAGATGTCTGGTGGTGGCGCAGCGTTGACGCAAGAAGCATTGTTGCGGGCAGAACGCGCTCAACGTCAGGGCATCCCGCTGACCAAAGGCGAGCAAACCCAAAGTCTGGCGCAACAGCAACTTGAGCAAGATTTGCTCAAGTCCAACAAGCCTCAGTTGGTAGCCCCGCTGACCAATCTAAAGCAACAGCAACAAGAAGCAATCGGTCGCCAGTTCCAAAGACTGACCGAAGCCACCGGCTCAACCGTAGCTGATGCTGATCCAATCTACCTGCGTGATGTTGGCAAACTTGTTGATAAGCCTTTAATGGCAGAGTACGAGAAGTCAATTGCAAATTATCGTAGCAAGTACAACGCGGCAGACAACGCTGGCGAGACTTTGCAAGAGGTTCCCTATCAAAGCTTGAAAGACTACATCAACAAGCAAACGCCTACAACCAGAACGTCGCTTGCTCCGATTTTGCAAGATACGCTTGAGCAACTCAAGATCAACGATCCAAAAAATACCGGCAACATTTCCATTCGGGCGCTTGAAGATGTGTATCAGAACATCGGCAAAAAAGCGCAGCCAGGGACGCCCAACTCAAATTACGGCAAAGAACTTAAAAATTTAATAGATCAATCAACCGAAGGCGCGGGAGGGGATCTGTACAAAGAGGCTCGCGCTGCTCGTCGCCAATTTTCCAAAGAGTTTGATGACGTTAGAGCAGTTGCCAAACTGGTTGGCAGCAAAGGCGAGGATCGGCTTGTCCGGTTGTCTGACGTATTTGATAACGTGGTGCTTGGCAGTTCAAAAGAAGACATTCAACACATTACTTCGTTGCTCAAACGTGCTGGCCCCGAAGGCGAACAAGCAATTAATGAACTAAAAGGCCAGACGGTCCAATGGCTCAAAGGTCAGGCAACCGGCGTTAATGGTGTGACCAAGTTTGACAGTTTCCGTAAAGCTGTTGACAAACTTGAAAAAGAAGACAAGTTGACTGAGTTGTTTGGTAAAGATGGCCGCGAGCAAATTCTTGACCTACGCGATACGGTCAAGGACGCAATGGTCAAACAACTAGGGGCGGTCAACTATTCCAACACCGCTAGCGCGTTGATGCGTGGGCTAGAAAATATTGCTTTGCGTGTTCCTGGCGCCAAAACCGTTGCGGAACTACGTCAAGACTACAGAACCAAAAAACAAGCTAAAGAAGCCGCAACCTTCAACGCTCTCGCACCCACCAACCAAAACAAATTGGTCCCATGATGGTTACATTATCTGAAGTTGATCACAAAATTGACGCCCACGTTGACATCTGCGCGATCCGATACGAAGGTATTGAAAAAGAAACGCGCGGTATCCACGCCCGGATCAAGCGACTAGAGCAGATCTTGGTCACCGGCTGCGGGTCAATCATCCTGTTGTTGCTGACCATACTGACTAGGGGTCACTAAACGGTCACGGTTAGTTAGTAAACTGAAGATTCCTTTTTTTGGAGCCTGACATGAAAGACGACATTCTTGACGCGATCAATGACTCTGAGCCAGTTGATGCCCTGAACGCTCTGTTCTCGGT